AATTTCTTTTTGGATTAAGACCAAAAGAAGAAGAGGAGTTTAAGTTTCCTTGGGGCGAAAGGGTGCCATTATACACCCCCGGGGAAGGGGATGACTGGTTGAATTGGTTAAATATTGAACCACTGCGTTGGAAAAAAACCAGCCGGGATGCTGAACAACAAATGCAATTGAGAAATTGGCGTCTTATTCATAGTAGACAATACAATCCGGGGCTTTTAGTATAGTGTATTTCAAAATAGTAGAAAGATTAAAGAATAAGCTAATTGAGGAAGGAACTCCAGATGATCATGCTGGGAGATATGCGATTAATATCCTCAAGAAAAATGGAATACTAGACGATGAAGGTTTAACCCTGAAAGGAAAGGTGAGAGAGATTATGACTCCAGCACAGAGGGGCATAGACCGCGCGAGAGGCTACAGAAGCTTCTCTGACTATAATTACAACCCCGGTACCAGACGGGTGACTTTAAAGCGTTAGGGGGCATCCAGTGGCTAGATATGATCTAAATTACAAGCCTTGGCAAAGGAAGATGGTTGATCCTAATCATCCGGGTGGTGCGGTAAAGTTTGGTGTTAGGCCAGCAAGTCCAGCAGGTGAGAATATGTTATTGGGCGGATTGCCCGGCGCAATGGGGTACAAACAATTTTGGAAGGGGGGTAAAGATCTTTTATCAATGTCGAGACAATTAAGTCCACAGCAGTTGTTAAGACAGCTGCAAAGAAGACTACGCACTAGAGACCCCAGCATGTATGGCCCGGTCAGACCAACCCGCGGGATCACTAGAAGTGCGCTTAAACCTCAATATGGTGGCCCAAGAGGGGGTAGGTTCAGAGGCCAACGGTATGGCCCAAACAAAACAATAGATGATCTCAGAAGAGATTATGATGATGTCTTAAGATGAAAACAGATAAACAGGAAGCATTTATTGAGGCATATTGCCTGACTGGTAACGCCGCGAAAGCAGCCGAAATGGCTGGCTATTCACAGAAGGCGGCCAAGCAAAAGGGCTATGTCCTTAAACACCAGTTTTCAGAAGAGATTAAAGATAAAAGCAAGCAGATGATTCAAGACTGCGTACCTGGTGCGTTAGCACAATTAAAAAATCTCTCTGAACAAGCTGAAAGTGAATCAGTTAAGTTAGGTGCAATCAAAGACATTCTTGACAGGGCTGGACTAAAGCCAACGGATAAGGTTGAGCAACAGATTTCCCATATTGAATTGGCCTCTACTGATGAACTTAAAAGAGAACTTGAGGCGCTTATAGGTACTTCTGAACCAGAAGAGATACCTGATGTGTTGATGTAATGGCTCACCCAAATCCATATTACAGGAATCCTGGTGTTCCTTGGGTTCAACAGGCCGGTGAAAGATGGATAAGAGATGTACCATTTTCAGAGCAACCAAGAGGAAGAAAACAACCCCGGCGCTTATTTAGGCATAGTCCATTTATGCAACGTCATCCTCAGCAGACCCGGATTGATATGCACATGACAGGTGAAGGCGGGAAAAGTGATCCTATATTTAAAAGTCCGAGAATACCTTTCACACAGGAAGACAGGAAGCATTAAGAAACTGGATGAAAAAGATACCCTTTGTTGGTGGTTTATTAAACTAATGCCTTACGGTGATCCAAGAGCAAGACCACGCCATGGTTTTACATCCCGTGGATATGTGGAAAATCTACCAGTCAGAGAGGAGATTCCCGTAAACTGGAAAAAGATGAGGGAAAGATATATACCTTGGACTATAATGAATTTAATTTCTCCTCAATTGTTAGGAACCAAAGCTCTCATGGGTGGAATGATGTCATTCCCCAATACCTTTGGCCTTTCATCGCCTTATGATTTGCGGGATATAAAACGGGGTAGATAAATGCAAACACACTCAAGAGCCGATCTTGAGAAAGCTGTTACAGTAGCCAAAGAACTGAGGCAGAGAGAACGCTTTAACAAATTAGATTACTATGACCCCTATCCTTATCAGGAAGCGTTTCACGCAACAGGGGCAAGCGCCAACCAACGCCTACTCATGGCGGCAAATAGAATAGGAAAAAGCTATTGTGGTTCGGCGGAATTAGCCCTACATTTGACGGGCTTATATCCAAAGTGGTGGAATGGGCGGAGATTTCGTCAACCCATAATTGCATGGGCGGGGGGTGTTTCTAATGAGACCACTAGAGATATTGTTCAATATGAACTTTTAGGCTCTCCCGATGACCCGGAGGCATTCGGCTCCGGCACCATCCCTAAAGGTTGTATTGTTAAAACCGAGAGGAAGCCCGGTGTTCCCAATGCTAAGAGCGTTGCCCTCATAAAGCACATTACCGGCGGCAACTCTTCTCTGTTCTTTAAAGCTTATGAGATGGGTGTAGAGAAATGGCAGGGGAGATCAGTTGATTGTATATGGCTGGATGAGGAACCCTCAAGAGACATCTACTCTCAAGCAGTAACCAGAACCCTAGACCGTAGGGGAATGGTTTATATGACCTTTACTCCTGAACAGGGCATGACCCAGACTGTTGCATCTTTTGTAAATAACCTGAAACCCGGACAGAGTTTAAACAATGCTACCTGGGATGATGCTTCAGAGAAGGTAAAAAGTGTACTTAATAAGCATGACGGCCATTTAAATGAAGCCGTAATGGAACAAATACTTGCTTCTTATTCTCCACATGAGAGAGAGATGAGAAGATATGGAAGACCATCAATTGGTTCAGGATTGGTTTTTCCAGTAATGGAAGAGAAATTGAGTATAGATCCATTTCCAATTCCAGATCACTGGCCAAGAATATGCGGAATAGATTTTGGATTTGACCACCCTACCGCTATGACATGGGTGGCTTGGGATAGGGATGAAGACGAGATTTATATATATGATTGTTACCGCCAGTCCAAAGCAGCACCCTCCGTTCATGCCGCCGCGATCAGGAATAGGCCGGGGTTTATTCCGATAGCGTGGCCGCATGATGGCTACCGTAAGGACGCAATGGGGAACCCCGGATTGGCGGAACAATACCGTAACATGGGCTGCAATATGCTTCCATGGCATTTTGAAAATCCACCGGCAATAGGTGAAAAGAAAGGTGGGAATTCTATAGAGGTTGGAATCATGGATATATTTCAGAGAATGGAGAATGGAAAGTTCCATGTTTTCGCAACCCTAAATGAATGGTGGGAAGAATTCAGAATGTATCACAGAAAGGAAGGCAAAATAATACCCCTGTTTGATGACTTAATGTCTGCAACAAGATATGCAGTCATGTCTTCCAGATTTGCTGTTTCAGGTAAAGATAAGACTTGGACTGGTAAACTTGAATACAAAAACTATGGGATTGTCTGATGGCTTCTTTATTGGGCGGACTCCCGGGTTTATTATATGAGCAATCTATACCCACAGAAGAGAGGGAAGAAAGACTAAGAGCATCCTTACCGGGTAGATATGTACAGAATTTAAAACAAATCCCGGGGATGCTGGAATATCCCATAAGTTTTCAGGAAAGAGAAGAGAGGGGTATGGATCCTTATGAGGATGTAGTATCCCATACACTTGGTGCTCTCCCACAGGCCATGTGGCAAGCATTTCCATTTCTCCCTGTAATTAAAGATGTAAGCGGTTTAGCGTCGCAAGCAGTATCCAGTTTATCAGAAAATGTAGCAAATATCTTCAATAAGCCTGAGATGGCTGTTGCGGCTGGAGATATTGAGCCGTGGTTTGAGACTGGGTTATCCCTGATAGCTGGAGGTAAGGTTGGTGGAGGAAGGATTTATGGCAAGGGGCTAGGAAAAAGGGGAAGGCCAACCAAAGAAGAATCAGAACGACAGTTACAGGATATATCTAAACAGCAAAGGAGAATGGGTGTAATAGTTCCACCAACTGAAGAATTAGTTACTCCTGAAACCGCTCTTGCAACCCAGAACCCTTTAACCGGTATGGTTAATGAGTTTGAGGCAAAGGTGGTTGCTTTAGAAGATTATTTTGATTCTATAAAGGAAAAATCTTTTGAGCCTGATAAAACTTGGAAAGATCAGGAAGGCTTAAGTGAAACAGTACCCAAGGGATTTATTGATCCTGGCGAACAAGTTCCTAGACCTGTTTATGACTACAAGATGCAGACGGAACAGGCTCTTGCTGATTGGAGTTCCAGAGGGTCTGGATCACCATCAGAAGATATAGGACAATTTAAGTGGAGAAGGATGTATGCAAATCCAGATTTTCAATATGATGAGGGAGCGAGTGAGTTAGCGTTAAGGGGTAATGACGCCCTTTGGGATAGATTTGAAAATGTTAAGGCATTAACTAAGGGTGGTCAAGATATATTAGCGGAACTTAAAACTACAAATAGGGTTCTTACAGAAACTGGCAATTTGACTTGGATGGGAAAGCCTATAGAGGGGCCAGTTTTAGAAACTATTATTGAAGGTATCCATGAGGAAATAGGAGAAAACATGGATGCGATGTTTACTAAAGACGCAGCAATTAAAAAGGAGTTACAGGCTGAATCTTTGGAAAGGTCTCGCGGAAAAGAACTGGGAGATGAATACTCCCCAGAAACATTAAGGGCTGATTACGCAAAGGCTCTAGAGGTATTAGAAGGAACTAAACCCCTAACTGAAAAATATTTAGAAACGGCCACAGAAAGGGGGATCAGTAGAACAAAAAGACGTAAAGCGGAAGTGGCGTTAGATAAAGCGCGAGAGGCTCTTACAGCATTTGAGTCTGGTGGCGAAAAGGGATTAAGAGAATTTTTAGGACAGCCATATGCAGACATGCCCGGTATTGAACAAATATCTGCCAAAGAGGGAAGTTATTTTAATCTGGATGACCTATCTAAAAAGGGATTATATTCTATAGGTTTTGAGCCAGAGCATTTTGATACTGAGGGCAACCTTACTACATCTGGACAAAAACGCCTAACAGAGTGGAAAAGAGAATCTTCTGCACCACAAGAAGGGCAAGCACTTGCTAAAATCCGCAAGCCGACCGGAATAGAAACTGGGGAACTTGGCAGGGAAGAATATTATGACCGGGGAACCATGGAAAATTGGCGTATGATGCAATCCATGACACCCCCAGAAGTAAGATCATACTTACTTGAACAGGCTAAGTTTAGAACTGATAAGTTAAGTCGTCAATTAGGTGACCCTTTTAGAAACTATATGAAGGGCATGAAGGAGTGGGGTTTTACTGCACCAGAATATCAAGACCCACTTACCAAGAAAAAGCAAACTTTGTTTTCTGACAAAATGAATGCTTATCAGGAAATGCAAGAGATATATAATACTATAACCGATGGCTTATATGAAAAGCAGCAATCTCTTGATATGTCAACGCCAGAAGGTCGTTATGAATCTGCCGCTTTATCCAATGATGCATTAGGCAGAATAAATGATAATGCAGAATTTATTTCTTCATTAGATAGAGAGCCAGCCCCTCACAAAAGGGGTCAAGCAATTGGTTTATGGGTAGATGATAAAGGAAGAAGTAAGAAATTGATGTTGGAGCCGGGAGAGGGCGGTCATAGTAGGATAGAGCCAATGGAAAAAGCGTTTGGCCCTCCAAGAGAAAGGAATGTGTACTTAACCGACCAACACTTGTATGCAGATACTATTGAACTCCCAGACCATAATGTAGTCAAGCTATTTGAGTATGCTAGACAAGAGGTAGGCGCTCCATCAGGTTTTGCGGGCGGCCAGGGGAGAAAGATACAGGATTGGCGAAAAGCCATGGTTAAAGAAGCAGAATCTTTACTTCTACAAAATAGTAATTATGAACAAGTTTCAACAGAGTATAAAGAATTTTTAGAAGATCAAGAAAGTCCACCACTAACTATATATGATATAAATTCAGAGGTGAAGAGATTAGAAGACCTTGTTCGCGCAAAATTTAATATGACTGCACAGTTTGAATTTATACAAGCAGACAAGTGGGGTAGGGATGATTTTGTTGTTCCAGACTTTCCTAAATGGATAGAACGCACTAAACATAGTACATGGGGTATCCGTGCCAAATAAAAAGATCACTGAAGAAGAATTAATAACCAGAATCAGAGGGGAGATTAACAACTCACTTGGTTACATGGGCGATACTATCTCTAAGCAGAGAGAACAGGCCATGGAATATTATTATGGACTGCCTTTTGGAAATGAGGTAGAGGGTAGAAGCCAGTTTGTAGATTCCACTGTTCAGGATACTATAGAGTGGATTAAGCCATCCCTGATGAGAGTTTTTGCATCTGGCGATGAAATGGTTAAATTTACCCCCCACGGCCCGGAAGACGTTAAGATGGCTGAACAAGCCACAGATTATGTGAACTATGTGTTTACAAAAGATAACCCGGGTTGGGAAATATTATACTCTTGGTTCACCGATGCTTTACTTTCTAAGAATGGAATTTTAAAGGTTTGGTGGGATGACTATGAAGAAGAGGAGAGAGAGGAATATAATGGTTTAGATGAAAACGGTCTTCAATATCTTTTAATGGATGATGGTGTTGAAGTTTTAGAGCATACTGAAACCCTGGGTGAAGATAATATTGTTTACCATGATGTTGTAATAAAAAGAACTTCTCAGGACGGAAGAATTAAAATTGAAAATGTTCCGCCATCAGAATTTTTAATTAGCCGGGAATCAAAAGCAATTCAGGACGCAAGATTTGTTTGTCATAGAGTAAAGAAAACTTTATCTGAACTTAAAGAGATGTATCCAGATAAAGATTTGGATGCTGAATCTTTGGGGTCTGGAGAGAATGATGAACTATCATTTTCATCTGAGCATCTTGAAAGATATGCCTTTGATAAGTCTGCAACTTACTGGGAAGGTTGGGGTGATCCAGTTTCTAATGAAGAGGGTTTAAGAACTTTTTGGTTACATGAATCATTTTTAAGAACTGATTTTGATGGTGATGGAATTACAGAACTTAGAAAGGTTTGCTCAGTAGGGTCAACCATTTTACAGAATGATGAGATTGATTCCATACCCTTTGTTTCTATTACGCCGATAAAGATTCCACATAAGTTCTTTGGTCTGTCAGTTGCAGATTTAGTTATGGATCTTCAGCTCATGAAATCGACTTTGATGCGAAATCTCATGGACAATATGTATAACCAGAACTTCGGTAGATATGCTGTAATAGAAGGTCAGGCAAATTTGGATGATTTGCTCACGCAAAGACCGGGCGGCATAGTTAGAGTAAAAGCCCCTGGCGCTGTTACAAGATTAGATACACCCGCTCTAGAACCATATTCTTTTGAAATGCTGAAGTATATAGATACTATTAGAGAATCAAGAGCCGGGGTTTCAAAATACTCACAAGGGATGAATGAAAATGCCCTTACTTCTCATACTACGGCTACTGCTGTTAATGCGGTAATGGGAGCGGCCCAAAGCAGGGTGGAGTTAATTGCTAGAAACTTTGCTGAAACAGGTGTAAAGGATCTAATGACCACCATATATGAACTGCTTATTAAGAATCAGGATAAGGAAAGGATGGTCATGTTAAGGAATGAATGGATTCCTATAAGGCCAGATTCTTGGAAAGAGAAGTATGATTGTACAGTTTCTGTGGCTCTTGGTCAGGGAAACAAAGATCAACAAATGGCACACCTTTCTCAAATGCTCCAGTTTGCAGGACAATCCATGAGTGGTGGATTAAGAATTGTTACTGAACAAAATATGTATAATCTTGGAGCGGCGCTGGTCAAGGCAATGGGATTTCAGAATGTTGATGATTTCCTGACTAACCCCTCCCAGCAAAAGCCACAAGGCCCATCTACAGAAGAGCAAATGGCGCAAACCGAACTTAAAATTAAGAAGGGAGAACTTGACGTCAAGGTTGCTGAAACTCAAATCAAGCAGCAGAAAGTTCAATTAGATGCGGCCAAGTTACAGGCAGATACAGCTATGAAAGCGGCAGAAATACAATTAGAAGCAGAGCAAGAAAGACCTGTTGGAATAGGTTAATGCCGAAGAAGCTTGAAAGATGTGTTAAGAAAGTTAGAAAGAGCGGCAAGAGTAAAAGTTCTGCTTGGGCGATCTGTGTAAAAAGCACGGGTCAGAAACCACACCGAAGAGGGAGAAGAAAGAGTTAATGTCAGATGCAATAAATCTTGATGCAGAGTTAAGGGGGGAACAAGCCTTAAAGCTTCTCTCTGATCCATTGTTTCAAGAATCTTTTGAAGTATTAAAGAAAGATTTAATGAGCCGCTGGGAAAGCAGCGGTGTACAAGAGTTGGAGGCCAGAGAATCAATCTGGCTTGCGATGAAATTGCTTGATAAACTTTACTATCATATATCGTCTATAGCTGAAACAGGACACATGAATAAAGTTTTATTACAGCAACACCCATTCATCTAAAAGAGGAAATAAATTATGGCGGATACGCAAGAAGCCCCGCACCCGGCAACATTGCCACCATCAGCGCTTCATGGAAGTTTAGAAGAAGCACAAGAGGCATTACTCAGCCTTCTTGACCCTAAAGAGGAGAATCAAGAAGAGGAGAAAGCCGCACCTACCGAAGAGGAAGAGTCAACTGAGGAAACTCAAGACGAATCATTGGAAGAGGAACCCGAGGAAGAATTGCAGGCATCTGAAGAAGAAGATACCGAAGAGGAAACCGAGGAGTCTGACGATGAAGGCGAAGAAGGCCCTGATGTATATGCTGTTACTATTAACGGCGAAGAGCATGAGGTATCCTTTGATGAACTTCTGAAAGGCTATTCACGCCAGTCAGATTATACCAAGAAAACACAAGAACTGTCAGAACACCGGAAGGCATTTGATAACGCCAAGCAGCATATGGCTCAAGAATACCAGCAGATTCAGGCAGAAAGGCAGCAATATGTAGACTCTTTACAACAGATTGTAGATAGTTCTGCTCCGGGCTTGGAACAGTATGCCAGCATAAACTGGGAACAGCTAAAAGCCGAAGACCCGATAGCATTTATCACAAAGAAGGAAGAGTTTAGAGATTCTCAAGATAAGATTGCCCAATATCAGGCACATCAGGAAGACGCATATCAGAAGCAGTATCAAGAATATCAGAAGCAAGCCCATCAGACGCTCCAACAGGAGCATTCTAAGATGGCTGAAGCATTGCCGGACTGGAAAGAACCAGAAAAGCAAAAGAAGATGGCTAAAGATATAAAAGAGTATGCTCTTTCAGTAGGTTATACACCTGAAGAAGTTGGTTCTCTTGTGGATCATAGGTCTTTGCTTGTTCTTATGAAAGCCCAAAAATATGATAGTTTACAGAAAGCGGATGTTAAGTCTAAAAAGCTTAAGAATAAGCCCAAAGTAATAAGATCAGGAAAGGGAAAGAGTAAGAGCGACGAGACCCAACTTAGAAAAGCTGCAAAAATGAAACGTCTCCAGCAAACTGGCAGGGTCGATGATGCTGCTATTTTGATGGAAGATTTTGTTAATATATAACATGAGGAAATAAATCATGGCAGTACCAACAAATACACGCACGACTTATTCGGCTGTAGGTATCCGTGAAGACCTCTCCAATGTTATCTACAATATCTCACCGACTGATACTCCATTTATGAATGGTGCTGGCAGGGATTCTGCCAAGACTACTTATTTTGAATGGGAGACTGATGTGCTTGCTACGGCAGCCGATAACTTTCAGTTGGAAGGTAATGACTTGCAATCCTCAGCCGTTGTTGAGCCAAGTCGGGTAGGTAACT